GCCCGGCCCCTGCAAACGAAGGCCGCCGGAAATGAACCCGCCACCCGCCGCAGCGGCCGTGCCGGCGTCGGACAGTTGATTGATCGACGTGTTGATGACCGCCGATAGTGGCGCCAGGAGTTGCCCGAACCCAATGCCGTAGAACTTGCCCTCGGGGTCGGGCATGAACGGGAACGGGATGAACGGCATCCAGCGGCGGATATGCACGACGCGGCCGCCATCCTTGGCGTAGGCGATGTCGTCGGGGCCATATGCCGCCTCGATCCGCAAAACCTGATTGGTCTTTTCATCGACGGTGATGATGTACGGCTCTTCGATGCCGTCGCCGTCCAGGTCTTCGAGCCGGTGCTGCTCAAGCGTGGTGCGCGGGGCCTGCTCGTCGTCGCCGTCCGCCGTCAGTACGACTTCACGGAATATGCCCGACGCCTGCCGGGCCGCGATCTCGTAGGGATACAGCTCATAGTCCTGCGTCACGCGCGGGCAGCGATCGAGCGATTGCGTTTCGGCCGGCACGGTCAGGTGAAGCGCGTTCACATAGTCTGAACACACGCCACGGTGCGGATCGAAATAGACCTTCTTGAACGCCATGCCGATGATCGGCAGTTGGTTCAGCAGCGTATCGACGGAGCCCTCCCAATCATCCATCCCATAGAACAGATGATAATTCATCCACGTCTTGACGCGGTCGGCGCGGGCCTTCTTGTCCTGCTTGGCCTTAGCCATCGCCTGTTGTTCGGGCGGCGCGTCGGGCGGCAACTCGGCGGACGAAGCGCCGATCACCTTGACGCCCACGGCCTGATCGCCCTTGACGATGGCCGGATATGCGCGGGATGCGAACTGCTGGGCCGCGACGGTCAGGATCGGATAGTTGACCTGGGCCGCGTTCGCCCAAGGAAAATTCTTTACGTCGCCATTGTCCTGCGCCGCCGACTTGAGCGCCTTTTCGGCCAGGTCGCGCCATTTCTGGTTCGACGACTTGTCGCGGTTCCAATCCTCGACGACCTTGGAGCCAATCTCGGCGAGCTGGCTATCGGTCAATTCCTCGCTGATGTCGCCCGTCAAGTCGGCGAACTGCTTGAGCGTGCGGTTCGACTTGGGGGGCGAGATGTCGGCGGGGTTGGGGGCGATTTCGGTCATGCCCGAACCGTACGGTTCTGCACGAGGAAATTCTGCGCCCACATGAGGAGGATTAGGGCCTCGCCAGTGTGGTGGCTGGCGCAAACCTGAATTTCACCATCGGCCGTTTCGCCCACGAGTACGAGGGTTTCGTATTTGGTCAGGGCCTCAGTCAGAACCTGATCGGGCGGGACAACATGGCCGGGGCCGACTTCGGCCACATATAGCTCGACCACTTCGCCCACCGTTCGCCCCCTTGGTGCGGTATCAGATTACCGCATTAATGAGGCCGAACGGGGTGGGCGGTCAAGGGGGCCAATCATTGCACCGTCACCTCTTCATAATCAGCACACAGCCCCGAGAACCAACGGCCCGGCTCCCCAGCGGTAAACGCTACCGCCTCATCCGGGTCGTCAGTCTCTTCGCCGTCGCAGTCGAATAGGGCGACGATGGGGACCGTCGAGCCATCACTTAGAAGCGCGACGCGGGATAGCCGCTTGATGGCATCGACGGAGTTGGTCACGAGGCCAGACGAGCCTCGCGGGGCGCACTGTGGTCATCCGCCGAGGCGACGTGCGTACCGGGCGGCGGTGAGGAGCCGAACGAAGAGACCGTCTTACCGGCCTCGTTCATGACGTAGGCATTGCCGTTGAGCACGAAGGTTTCCGGATCAACCTCGCCGACGAAAAACAGGTGGGCGAAGGCTTGGCCGCGTTCGTCTCGGCTGAAATCCACCGCCGAGACGCCGGTAAACAGCTTATGGCCCTTGCGGGTGTCACAGTCGGGCAGATTGTCGGCCGCCATCAGTTTTACAATGAGAGACATCGTTCTAGTCCTAGTCGTGCGTAGGCGGCACGTTCGCCATTCGGCCACGTTCGGCCAAATCTCTGTTCAACATCGCCAGCACCCCGGCCTCCAGCGCCGGATCGTTCACAACCTTCGCGTCGGTGTGGACATGATGCAGCACCGTCACCTTGCCCGCGATCTTGTCCCACAGGAAATGCCGCGTCCGCCCGTCGAGCCTGAAGTCGCCGAACCGCAGGCCGTCTTGCGTGCCTTCGCAGGAGATTAGGTCAAGGCGCATTCAGTATCCAGTCACAGCATTGCGCCCGGTGGGGGCGTCCTCATCGGGACCGATCCGGGGCATAGTGATAGCCCGGCCCATTCCCGACATGATCAGATACCTCATGCAGTCCATGAGGTGATCCCGCTCTTTGACGACGCGGCCCTTTTCATCGCGGCGGTACAGCCTGATCTCAGACCGGAAGTTCGTGAGCGTAGTAAACACCTTGAGGCGCCCAGACGCCAGCCGTCGATAGCAGGCGTGCAAGCCGGCCTCGACCGTATTGTCCGCCAGCGCCAGGTTGAGCCCGAGCATCGCGTACTCGTCCCGCAGCGCCGTGCCGTCCTTCTGGTTGGCGCCCGAACTAGCCGGGTCGATCACGCCGGGTATCCAGTCGCCGCGCGCTCGGATCGAATCGGCGTGCACCTGTGGCGGGGCCTCGGCGACATAGTGCTCGGCCCAGAGGTAGACGATGTCGTTCTGCCGATCCCACGCCCCCCACAGCGCGGCGGTGCGGTTCCATCCCACGTCCAGGGCATAGGCGCGCGGCCAATACTCCGGGATGGCGAATGGCTCGCATTCATAGACCTCAGGCGCGACCGGATAGATGACGCCCGATCCGAGCTGCGGAATGCCGAGCGTGCGGGCGTCACGTTGGTACGGCGGGATCGAGGCGAGGAGTTCTTCGCGGTCTTCTGGCGTCAGGTGAGGAACGTCAGCCCAGCCTATGCCGATGCACCATTTAGTCACGCCGCGCCGTCTCGATCCACTCACGCAAAAGACGGAGACCGCACTCAACGTCGTCTAGTTGACGAGACGCCTTCGTGTAATCGCGCGCGACGAACGCCCTTACCGCGCCTTCAATGCCGTCAGACGCAGGCGTCATGATCGCCGAAAACTCAGATTGGGTCATGTCTTCGGCTCTAATCACGGCGCATCCATTCGTCTATCTGTGGAACCGGGAACCACCCCAACAGATTGGCCTCCTGATCTTTTACCCAGTCCCATACGCCTTCATTTGGCACAAACCATGCGGGCTCCGGGCCGGTATCGGCCTCATACATTCCATAGAAAACCACGTCTGCCGATATCGAGCCGCCCGTGGAGCGGTGGAGCAGCACAATCACCGTTCCGTCCCTCGGCAAATCGACAACGCTTCGCCAATGGTCACTCATCATCGCCCCCTACGCTGCCGGCGCCATCTCAGGCATGAACGACAGCGCCACGTCAGTCAGACCCATGAGCGGCGTGAACGTGCAGAGGATCATGCCTTGCGTGGTCATGGTGCGCATCAGGGCCTCGACGTAGATGTCCATCGGTGGCTCCTCGTCCATCCAACATCCGTCGCGCTCCGTGCCCTGCCACGCCTGGCGCCCCTGGTCATAGGATCGGAACTGCAGAACGCTCTCGCCGCCGCTGGCGTGTCGAATCAGGGCGTAGTCGATGTGGCCTGGAATGCCCGTGTAGGGCCGCATGTCCACAATGGCCTCGCGCGGGATAAGGCCGGTCCCGCGCGCCTCGGGCGGCCCGAGCATCTTGCGGACGAGAATGTCGCGCGTGGTCGAGCTTGTGTCGCCGCCGCACAGCCAGTTGGTCGGCTTGTCGAACTTGTGACCCGGCCACCACGGGAACTCGTCATACAGCCCGGTCAGGTGCAGCGCGACCTCGAAGCCTCCAATCCCCTCGGTCTTGCCAGTGCGGTTGCCGGCCAGCACGGCGCGCTCGCGGTGCTGCTTACCGGCCGCGAAAAATGCGATGTGCTTGGGATAGAGTTCGCGGCGTAATGGGCCGTCGTCCGGGTAGTAGGTCCATAGCTTCTCGCCCGCTACCTTAGTGTCGAACGCCCTCTTCGCCTGTTCCTCTAGCAGCGCGAGCCGCTCGGATGGCATCGAGGAAAGAAGCGAGTTCACTTCGGTCCAGCTCATCCAGCGCGACATCTTTGATCTCGACGTGTTTGGGCATTAGTGAAGCAATGACCTTGATATAGTCCGCCGGTTTCTCGACGCGGACAGTAGCCAGAACCTCAGTGCCGTGTTTTGCGAAGTCTTGCGCGAGCGCATTGATGAAGTCTTCGCCTAATTTGTTACGCGAACCTTTGGGGCGGCCAGGGTTGCCGGGGCCAAATCGCGTCTCGACTGGCGGCTTACCGTGACCGACCTCATACTCCCGCTTCTTTCCCGTATCTTCGGGAGCGTCACTCACAGCTTACTTCCCCTTCATCCCAACCGTCGAAATCGCCTTACGCTGACCCATCTGGGCCATGCGCGAAACGACAGCGGCGGGAAGGCACGACTTGCGAGCGGGGCCGACGATTCCGTTGTTGGGTTTCATGCGTGCTCTCTGCGCTGGATAGAAAAGGAGTTTCCGCGCGCGTCCCACTTGTCCTGATTGGACCAGGAGAACGTCATCCCATAGACCTTGTGCTGGTACGGCGGCATGGTCGCGATGCCATTGGATATCGGCATCGTGTAGTCAGCGACAGCATCCGCACGATGACACGCCTCGACCATCATCTGCGTCCGGTAATCAGCGCAGTGAAATTCGACCCTGACGTTCGCCGGGTCAATCTGATGGCGCCGTAGCCATTGGTTCAGATGGTAGGCGACTTCAGTCAGCGTGCCGCTCACTAACACTTC